TATTGGAACAAAAGTTGGTGGCTATAAAGTAATTAGTACTAAAGTATGTAGGAATAAGCAAAATGTTGTACAATTTCATAAATATTACTTGATATGAAGAATAGTACTTAATGTGGTATAATAAGAGGGAGGGTATAAATATTATGGAAATCAATGTACAAGTAACATCAAAAATACCAGAATTAATCAGACAAATTAATCAGACTATATTCATAGAACAACAGCGACAAGCCAGAATGATGTTAAGTAAAGCTCAAGTATTTTGCCCTGTAATAACTGGATTTCTAAAAAGTTCTGGTTATGAACAAACAATAGCTTCAGGTGGTTCAATTGTTTCAACAGTAGGTTTCTCTGCAGAATATGCTATTTATGTTGAAGCAAAGCAACATTTCTTGTATAGAGCATTTACATCTTCAGAAGCATCAATACAGAGTGGTATAATGGCTGCTATAAGCAGATTGTTATAGAAGGAGAGGATAATATGTTACTAGAGAATATAGAATCATTAATAGGCATTGAAAGTAACATATATATTGGTAACTTCCCAGATGATCCCGACAATATATGTACTATAACACAAATTCCAGGAAGACCAAGTGAACACGTATTTGGACAACAACAAGCTTTAATACGCAAACCAAGTATACAGATAAGGATAAGAGATACATCATATGATTTAGGTCAAGCAAGATGTGAAGCCCTAGTTGCTATTTTAGATGGTTTACCTAAAACTTCCTTTGCTACAGGCTCAACTATCTTAAACATGTTTCTAGATTCAGATATTGTCCCTATGGGATCAGATATAAAAGATAGATCAGAATTTATTATGATTTATAAGGTTATGACTGAGTAATACAAATATAATAGAAAGAAGGGATTTTCATGAGTTTAGCATTACCAGGAAACGAAGGATCTGTTATGATAGGAGCTAATACAGTTGCATATCTTAATAACTGGAAACTATCTATAGCTGGTGCAGAGTTAGACACTACTAAATTTGGTGATACAGATAAGAGAAGACAGACAGGTATCAAAAGTGGTTCAGGTTCAGGTACAGGTACACTTGCTGGAGGAGATACTACAGGTCAAGATATATTATGGACTAACTACCAAGCAAGAACGCCTTTTGATCTAATTCTTATGGTAGATGACACAAGTGCTATAACTGTTTCTGCAATTATCACTAAGATGACGATTACAGACGAAGTAAACGGTGTAGCTACATTCTCTTTTGATTTTGAAAGTGATGGAGCAATCGCAGTAGATACATTCTAAGACAAGACATAATACGATAAAATAAATAGAAAGAAGGGATTTTCAATGGCTTTAAGTGTAAAACCAGGTACATTAGGTGCCTTATATATGGAATCAGCAACAACATTGATGACAGACGAAGCTACTACTGCTAGTGCTGTAGATACAGTATTTACTATCACTGATACAGCTAAGACTATCATATCAATGGACCCAGCTATAACTCCTGTAGTTAAGTATGATGGTTCTGTAGTAGCGGTAGCCGACTATACTATCAACTATGCTTTAGGTACTATCACCTTTGCATCAACTCCGGGAGTAGCAGCAGTAACAATCACTGCAAACTATATCACAATGGCATTACTTCCAGGATTTACTAAGTTCTCAATTGATACTTCAGTTGGAGTACATGATGTAACTCAATTTGTTGCAACAAATGATCCTGATTATGGTTGGAAACGAATCATAGGAGCTCTTGGAGAATGGTCAGCGACAGCAGATGGTTTCTTACAGGATGATGATATACTTGATCTTATAGCAATAGCAGTTAGTGTTACAAAACACTTTAAATTTGTTTTAGATCAGACATTAGGTTCTTACTACTATGGATTAGGATCAGTTAATAAAGCGGATCTTGACGACTCAGTAACTGGTGTAATTACTCAGAACTTAGGTATAGCTTCAAGTTCTACACTTGTTAGAGTATCTGCATAATAGCAATAAGAGATAACGAGATTAAACAAATATGGAATATGAGAGGAATTGGTAATTATGGCTAAGATATGGACAGAGATTGATATGGATAAACCTAGAAAGATGAGGTTTGGGTATAAGGTTATGAGAGAGATCGATACTACAGCAGATAAAAGAAAAGGAATGTCCGAATTAGATGCATTGGAATTCTTAATCCTAATGTCACTAAAAGAAGATGATCCAGACCTTACAATAGCAGGTATTCCAGATCTCCTTAATGAATGTGATCTTGTTGATGTAAAGAATAAACTTCATGCAACCCTAGAAAGAGATATGCCCGGACTATTGGAAGTAGAGAAACCTAAAGAAGCTATACAGACTGAAGGTGTAGAACCAAAAAACGAGCAGATCACTCCAGTAGTACCCAAGCCGGAGTGATGGATTGGGATAAGTTAGAAAAAGATGCCTACGGGTATCTTGGACTAACACCTCATGAAATGTATGAATTTACACATAACGAATATACTAATATGATGAATGGTTATCAGTTCAAGAAAGAAGAATCTTTAAAGGAAGAACAGTTTAATGCTTGGCACGTAGCAGCTTATGTAGGAATGTCGTTCGCAGGTAATGAATTACCTACTATAGCAGATATATTAACTAAGCCACTATTTGGAGAGACTAAACTACCTCCACCAGAAGATGATTCTCTATTGACTGAAGATCAGAAGTTTATGAAAAATAGACGTAGATGGATAAAGGTTATAATTTTAGGAATAAAAGTACCAGACGACATCCTAGATGAATATAGTTTAACACAAAAGAGGGGATGATAAATCTCCTCTTTCTATTTTAAAGAAAGGTAGGTGTTCTTTTATGTCATTAGGAGCAGCTAATATTAATATTACTACCAATGCTTCACAAGTACAGGCTCAATTATCTGGACTACAAAGAGCATTGAATTCATTAAAAACTTCAAGTGGATCTAAGACTTCTTTAATCCCAGGATTGACTCAAACTACTACACAGGTAAACGGTCTATCAGCAGCATTAAAGAATATGGCTGGTTCATTTGTTGGAGCATCTATGGGTGCTGGTGGTTTAACTCAAAGTTTTACTAGTGTTACACAGAGTTCTAATGCTTTAACAAACTCATTGTTAGGAGTAATGTTAGGTGGTAAAAGCATTAAGAAGATATTTGTAAACATAGGTACAAGTGTAGGAAAGATGGGTTCAAATTTTAAGAATAGTATTGGAGCAATTACGTCAGCTATGAGTTCATTTAAAAATTCAACAAGTGGTGTTATGAATCAGATTGTTTTTGGTAGTTTTGGTATGGCAATAGATAAATTTAGAGATCTTCCAACACTTATATGGTCAATATCTAAAGATAATGCATTAGCATTAAAAGCTATGTTTATCACACCATTAAGTGCTATACCTAGTGCTATTGGAAGACTTAAAAACGTTATAATTGGTAACTTAAGTAATATTGGTTCAACAATAGGTAATATATTTAATAAAGTAGGCTCAACAATGAGTGGTTTATTTAGTAGAATAGGCTCATCTATGGGTAACTTATTTACTGGTATATTTGTAAAAACAGACTCATTATTGAGTAACTTGTTTACTGGTATATCTAGTGGAATAGGCTCATCTATGGGTAACTTATTTACTGGTATATTTGTAAAAACAGACTCATTATTGAGTAACTTGTTTACTGGTATATCTAGTGGAATAGGCTCATTAAATAGAATTGTGCGTGGAGAATTAGGTATGATAGGTGATACTATCAAATCTGTGTTTAATAAAACAGGTGGTTCTATACAAACAGTATTTAGTCATATAGATAATATAGGATGGATGATGAAAGACGCATTACTTGCACCATTTCAGAGAGCAGTTCAAGGTATAAGAGGACTTTCTAGAGTTCTTGTTGATATATTCAAAGATACAGGTATTTCAATTGCTGCTGTATTTACAAGACCTTTTAGGAATATCACCAATGTACTTTCAAGATCTTTTAGGAATATAGGTAATATACTTACAAAACCTTTTAGAAATATCGGTACAGTTGTTTCAAGATCTTTTAGAAATATAGGTGCTATTATTGATCGTACATTAGCTAATATACTTACAAGACCTTTTGGAACTATGGCTGATGTTATTAAATCTTCATTAGGTAGTTTACGACCAATATTGAATCATTTTGGTACTGGTATTCGTACTATATTTCGAAACTTTCAACTTATGGGAACTCATACAGGTATTGCTTTTGGACAAATGGGTATACAATTAAGAATGTCAGCAAGAGGTATCGGTCATATATTTAGTAACTTATTCTCTAATGTAAGAACTGGATTATCTGGCTTTTTGGGTGGTATGGGTAGAGGTCTTTGGTCATTAGGCGGAGCTTTTATGGGCATGGCTACTATTGCTACTGTAGCAATAGGTAGTATAGGATTAACTATAGCAGCACTAATTGCTGTAGGATTTACTGCTTTAATAGCTAAGATAGTAACAGTGGGTATTAAATATAATACTATGATAGAACAAATGAGAGTTGGATATGGAGTTATGCTTCAAGGATTTGGTCATGCACTTGATTATGGTGAAAAATCCGCTGATAGATTAATGGCAAAATTGAAAGAGTTTGCCAATGTTACACCATTCACTATGCCTCAAGTAGCTAAAGGAGCAGATTATCTATTAGGTTATGGTATAGGAGAAGGTGCTAGTAATCAAGTAGAACAAGTCACAGCAGCCGTTAGAATGCTTGGTGATGTATCTAAGGGTATTCCTACGAAACTAAACCTAATAGCATATGCCTATGGACAAATATACAGCATGGGGAGACTACAAGGACAAGAATTAAGACAGTTAATCAATGCAGGATGGAATCCTCTTCTTGAAATGTCAGCTACTGCTACAAAAAAACCATCCGAGGCAATGCGTAAACTATTAGATTCTTCAGGACTAAAAGGTCTTCAGTCTATGGGTGATCTAAAAGAAGCAATGTCAAACGGTGCTATATCGATTGACTTAGTTACACAGGCTTTGATAGATGCAACATCAAAGGGTGGAAGATTTTATGACATGATGAAGAAACAATCTTTAACTATGGCTGGTAGATGGTCTACTTTAGTTGATAAAATAGGAATCTTTTCAGGTAAAGCTACAGAAGGTTTATTTAATTCACTTAAAGGTGCGTTAGAGAACATCATCAACTTATTTGATCAACTAGCGAACGATGTTAATATGCAACATTTAGCTGATGCATTTGATCTAGATATACTTCCTGTTTTAAAAGAAATAGGATCTACTTTATTATGGATTATTGGATTAAGAGATAACATGATTAATGTAGCCGCAACACCTGATAGACCAATGAGCGGTGGAGAATTAAGACAAGCAAGAAGTGATTTCAAGAGTGGTAAATCAAAGTCTGATCCAGATCTAAAGGGTGGAAATATCGTTAAAGGTAAAGCAGCTTTTGTTGACATGGGTAATTCTATAAGTTCTGTTACTCAGAAGATAGGTGGATTACTAAAAGGGCTTTTATCGGTTGGTGTAATGCTCTTCAAAGTATATGGTGCTGGTAAAATACTATGGTTAGGTTTAAGTACTACATTCTTTGGTCTTGGAATAGTTGTTGTAGGCTTCTCAACTTTAGTTGCTACTGTATTTTATGGAATACTTGTAATAGTCAATACTGTCGCATTAGGAATTGGAGTTCTTATTGAAGGTGCATTCAACTCTATAGTAGAAATGACAGGTCAATTGTTTTCATCATGGGATAATTTTTGGTCAGGAATGATTGATATGGTTAAATGGGCAGCTTCAATGATGTTGACTGCTATTACAGCATTCTTCTTAAATCCATTTATAGCTTCATTTAATGCTATAATGGGTATGCTTCCAGAAGGAGCAGGATCAGCTTTTATACTTCCTGAAGTTGGAATCTCAGGATCATTATTTGGTAAACCATCATTTGATCCAGGGGCTATAATAAAAAGTTCCTTTACTGGTAAAAATGAAACACTAACTGCTTTAATGAAAGAAAACGATGCAATAGCTAGTCAGATTACTAAAACTTGGGATGGTGCTGGAGATACTATAAAAGGATTCTGGGGTACAATAAGATCCAATGCAGCTGCATCAAATACTGCATGGAACGATTTACTTACCCCTATTGATGTAAGCTCAATTGATAAAATGTTAGCTGGATTTGCTTCAAAGAATAAAAAGGGTATGGCTAAACTTACAGACGCAGAACGTAATGCATTACTTGGAGCTACAAATAGTGCAAAAGATCCTTCAGGTGAAGGTAGCGATAAGGGTAAAAAGGGAGCAGATAAAGCAGCAAAGGCATTAAAAGAAGCTACTGATGATGCAAAAGGATTGGCAGAAAGTATTATGGGCGTAACTGATGCACTTGTAAATATGGGTAATACTTTTGAGAAAGTAACTTATGAGAAGTTTAGTCCATATAAATTAATGGTTAGAATGAATAGGTTCTTAACTGAGATGAAAGATTGGACTAAGAATCTATCTAAATTACAAGGTCAAGGTGTTCCTGCAGGTATGGCTAACGAACTATCGAAAATGGGTATGCAAGGATATGGAATGGTTAAAGCTTTAACCCATGCTTCAGATGCACAAAGAGCTAAGATAATTAGTCAATATCAAGAAGCAAGAAGTCTTGGTTGGAATGTAGCTGAAGCACAAGTTAAATGGGAACAAAACAATATAATAAATGTCACCGGTAATTCAATTGTCTCTCCTCAACTCGTAGATGTGCTTACTGATAGAATAGTACAGAAAATAAGACTTAACACTGGAACGTAATCATATCATACTTGCTTATTATCATATACTATGTTACACTCAAAGAAAAAGGAGGCATTTAACATGGTATATGATAATATTAAATGGTATGAACATAATGGATATTGGGAGAACGACACTTATGGTATGTTACATAGGTATGTATGGGAAAAACATAATGGATGTAAGATTCCCGAAGGATATATTATACATCACAAGAATGAAAATAGAACAGATTTTGCTCCATCAAATCTTGTATTAATGACGCGTGGTAATCATTCAAGACTTCATAATAAAGGTTACAAGATGTCTGAAGAAAGTAAACGTAAAATATCTGAAGCGAATACAGGAAGAAAACTTTGGCCTGAAGGTAGGATATTTAGTAAAGAAACTATACAAAAGATGAGTGAAGCAGCAAAAGCTAGACCGCCTATATCTGAGGAAAC